TAAAGATAGCTGAGATTATAATGGATACTGCGGCATTAGCTACTAGATTAGCTTTGTCTCAAGCATCTATACCTATTCTTGGTATCCCTTTAGCGGTTGCTGCTGTACCTATAGCTTATGCAATAGGGGCTATTCAATTAGCTGCTGTAATGGCTGCACCTATGCCTGCTGCTCATGGTGGTATGACTAATGTACCTAGTGAACAAACATATCTATTAGACAAAGGTGAACGTGTACTATCACCAAATCAGAATAAGGACTTTACTAACTTCTTAAAAGAGGGTAAGAAAGAATCTGGACAAAGTGGTGGAAACGTGTATAATATAGCAGTAACAGTACAATCGACTAAAGACCAGAATCCAGCGGAACTAGGTAGTGCTATTAGTATGTCTATCATGCGTAATATAGCTAAAGAAGAGATTTCATCTGCTAGTAGACCTGGAAATTCATTAAATAAGACTACATCATTTAGCTAAGACTAAGGTAAGATTATGACTACACTAACTGCAATGCCATTACCTTTAAAAATCACTAATGATAGTGATAAGACTACATTTTTTAGAGAACTGACAGGGCAGTTTGGTGATGGTTATAAACAAGTAGCCCCAGATGGTATTAATAATACTATAGACTCTTGGAATATTGTCTGGGGAGTGCTTACTATATCTGAAGCTATTATAGTTGAAAATGCTTTACTTGCTGTAGGTTCATGGGGTATATTAACATGGACTCCTTTTGGAGAAACTTTAAAAAAGTTTCGTATGGATAAGAGTGGATATAGTAGAAAAGCTAAAGGTCATGGTAATGGTGTTGTTTCTATATCATGTAAGATAACACAGGTATTTGACTTATGAGTGTTAAATTACCAGATAAATTACCAGATAGTATACTTGTACAATCAACACTTCCAGCCTACATAGAGTTATTTAAAATAGATTGTTCATCTATAGGTATTACTGCTGGGACTTCTGGAGTATTCTTTCTAACTCCTAACCTAGCATCTGATGGTATAAGTAAAGTTACTTTTGCAGAGCAACAGTATGACCCTTATCCTATAGATTTAACTGGACTATCACAAAGTTCAGATGGTGCATTTCCCAGACCTAGGCTTAGTGTAGCTAATATATATGGTTCTACTATTACTGGGGCTAATCTATTCAATACACTTGTTAGTGTTTATGAAGATTTAATAGGTTCAGAAGTTACTTATATTAGAACTTTTGGTACATACTTGAGTCTTAGTTCTGCTATATCTGCACCTCCTTTAAAATACTATATAGCTAAGAAACTTAACCATGATTCTACAGGTATAAGTTTTGAACTACGTAGTGCATTAGATAAAGAACGGGCATATTTACCAGCTAGGCAAATGCTTAAAAGGGATTTTCCTGGACTTGGTATCAATAAAGCGATAAGGTAGTAAATTATGATAGAACTTAACCTAGAACAACTTGAAGCTATAAAAGTCCATACATTAGCTTGTTATCCAGAAGAAATGTGTGGTGGGGTAACTAAAGATTCCTTTATACCATTTACTAACTCTAGCGAAGATAAATTAAATTCTTTTAGTATATCTGCGTTAGAGCTTTTACAAGCAGGTGAGCTTATAGCTATAGTTCATAGCCATTGTAGAGATAGAAAAGTTCCTGAAGTATATGACACTAGGACTCCTTCACTTGCAGATATAATTGGACAGAAAACTTCTGGCTTACCTTGGCTTATAGTATGTTCAGAAGGTGAGACTGTTACTAAGGCTTTAGAGTTTCCTAGGGAAAGTTCTTCTGACTACATAGGACGACCTTTTATATGGTTTATAAATGATTGTTATAGCCTTGTACAGGATTACTATAAGCATGAGCTAGGAGTAATACTACCAGACCATAAGGCTAATGTAGACTTTTGCGACTTAAACATCTCCGGACACCTCTTTGAGGATTTTATAGTTGAATATGGCTTTGAAGAATGTTATAATACAGAGAATCTAGTTAATGGTAACTTGTTAGTTCTTGACTATGGTGGTAAGATTCAGAATCATCTTGGTATATACCATAATGGTAATGTATTACATCAAGATAGGCTTAGTGTAGAAGTTCCATTAGTTACCTTCTCAAACCGTATACATAAGGTATTAAAATATGTTGGTAAAAGTATTTAACTCTCTTTCAGATATAGATGAATTTACTATAGAAGAAACAAGTATACAGAGTATACTTAATTCTATTAAATTTATCAAAGGTAAAGACTATACGGATAAGATTATAGAGAATAGATTTAGTTATATTGTTGGGAAAAGTTTAGAAGATAAGGAACCAGTAGTTCTAGTTCCAGAAGTTATTTTAACTGACCTTTCAGACTTTAAAGTTCTCTATATCATTGCTGAAATATCAGGTAGTGAACCTATTAGTGCTACTATGGTATTATCGGCATCTATAGCTATGACAGGTAGTTTAGCTGTAAGTGCTGCTGTTGCAGGTGCTATAGCTCTTGTGGCTAATCTAGCTATTTTAGCTGCTGTAGGTTTTGCAATAAGCTCTGTTATGTCTGCACTCTCACCAACACCTACATTTTCATCTGACCCAAGTCAAACACAAAGTAAACAAAGTAGTTTATTTAATGGTGCACCTCTTATACGGGAACAAGGTGGTAGTGTACCTATGGTATTTGGTAGTCCTTATTGTGGTGGTGTACTTATATCATCTAGTATTACAACAGCGGATATGTTATGAATCAAGATTATTATATAGATAAGGCAGGTAATGATATAGTTATTTATGGTGAAGGTGGTAAAGGTGGTGGTGATGCACATACTCCAGTAGAAGCATCTGATACTTTATACAGTAAACAAACGATTAAACTTTTATTTGTGCTTTCTGAAGGTGAACTTAGTTCTACTGGATCAGTTATGCCTGATGTATACTTAAATCAAATACCTTTCTATAAAAATGGAGCTTACACAACTAATTTTATAGGTACTATAGATTTTCGAGCAGGTACATTAGATCAAACTGTTATAAGCGGATTCACATCTACAGAAAGTTCTATAACTACTAACTTTCCTAATATGTTACAAGGTATAGGTCATAGTGTTAATGTTGCTGGCAATTTTAATTCTGCTAGAATAACACTTACATTAGAATCTTTACGACATATAGCAGAAAATGGTGATATAAATGGTAATACAGTTGAACATTCTGTAGAAGTTCAATCACATTCCGTATTAGGTGGGTATTCTGGCTGGACAAATGTAGGTAATATAACTAAAACAGGTAAAGCATCCAGTCCTTATAGTTGGGATACATTAGTTAAAAGACCTACAAGTACATATACAATTACAGATTGGAACATACGTATAACACGTACAACTGTGGATGACCCTACAGTTAAATTTATGTCAAAGTGTTCATGGTTATCTACTATAGCTATTGAAGATGTAGCACATACTTATCCTAATTCATCTTTAGTAGCTATTACTCTCACAGATGCTAGTCAGTTTGGCGGTAGTATTCCCGAAATAATGTTTAAACCTAGAGGTATTAAAGTTCCTGTACTGGCTTTATCAGGTAGTGATATAGTATCTCCAATAAACTATGCATATTCAGCTAATCCAGCCTATTGTTTATTATATGTATTAATAACACCTAAAGGTAATGGTGGTCTAGGTATACCTAAGTCAGATATTGACCTTATTGCTATATATAATTTAGCCCAATACTGTGATGTAGGTATAGCACATACTATTGATGGTGTTTCAGTATCATTACCACGTTATGAGATACATAATCAGTTTTATACAAGAGAAAATGTACCTACATTTCTAATGTATCTACTCAATATCTGTAATGCAAACTTCACTACAAATGAGTTTGGGCAGATTAGTGTAATGTATGACCATGCAGGACAAGTAGTAACTAAACAAGTAACTAATGCTAATATTATAGGTGGTAAGTTTTCTTACTCTTCTAATGACTTAGAATCCCGTTGCTCACTAGTTAATGTAACTTATAATAATAGTAATTACTTTGGTAGAACTGACACAGTAACAGTTGAAGAATCTGCTCTTACAACTAGATATGGTTTACAAACTTTAGATGTTGTGCTTCCTGGATGTATAGATGAAGCACAAGCTACTAGGAAAGCTAGAACTGTTATATATACCAATGCACGACTTACTGGTATGGTTAATTTTAGTGTATTATTTCAAGGGTTATCATACCATGTAGGTGAACTTGTACGAGTATATGATAATGATAATACTCAACAAATGCAAGCAGGTATGGTGGTTAGTAGTTCACAAAGTGCTGGCACTACAACTATAGTTATAGATAGGTTATTGACATTTCCAATAGAAACTTCTACATTCTATGGTATAGATAGTTCTGGGAATATTACAGGAACTATATCTTCACATAGTACAGTTTCTCCGTATACTGTAACCGTTTCAAACCTAATTACTCCGCTTATTGGCTCTGTATTTAATATTTTATCCAATATACAAACAGGTAAAGTAGTTAAGGTTATTAAGATTGATAAATCAGGTGCAGAATATATTATATCTTGTGTAGACCATAGCGAAGATAAGTATACTTATGTTGATGGAAATATAGCCCTTGT